ATCTTTGCTCCTGCGTCTACCATCTCTTGTATTTTTTCTTCTACTTCTTGAGCTAACTGTACTTCTTCAAAGTTTCCATTTATTTTTGCTCTCAATAAATCATTCTGTTGTCTTATCTTTTTAAGTTTAGAATCCTCTATCATTCTTATATTTTTAGCTGTTATCTCTATTTTTCCTAACTCAGCTAACTCTTGTTTTCTGGCTTCTATCTGTGCTTCTAGTCTTTTACGTCTTGCTCTATTTTGTTTAGTAGACGCTATTCCTGCTAGTTCTTCCTGTAGTCCTAATAAAGTTGCATCTGTGGCTCCACCGCCAGCAGCCACTTGATCTGCTCTTTGTTGTGCTTTTAACGGACCAGCAAAAGGAGTCGCAAGTAATTCAAAGAGTGGGGCTAAAGCAGCTTGCATTTTTGTCATTGCCAACGTAAATGCGTTAGCCAATAATTGACTTGTTTCTCCAAACTTCTTCAAGTTTTCTACTCCATCAACTCCAATAGCTTTGTTCATATTTTCAGTTACAGCAGCTAACGCAGCTTGTTTGCCCTGTGTTTCTTCGATTAGTTTTATCCTTCTTTCTTCTTCAGTTCCAGCTATGCCTAGTGATGCGGTAAGTGCTTGGATATTTGGAGTTATGGAGTTAAATGCCTGTCCTAATTGTGCTACTGCTGTTACTTGTGCCTGTATGCCAGATACTACAGCCGTTCCAATTAGACCTCCTGCAAAACCTCCCATCTGTCCACCAAACTGTCCACCAAATCCACCTCCTAATCCACCACCGAGGGCAGCTAATGGTCCTTGTCCAAATAACAGTGGGAACGCACCACTTATTGCAGCACTCTGGAAGTCGAAACCTCTTGGAGCCATATTTGGAGGTAACGCTGGTCCAATCTTTCCACCTATTCTTCCAAAATTACCACCTCTGGCAAATCTTCCACTAGCTATCTGATTTTGCTTTTTATTTGTTTCGTTAGTTATTTTTAACTGGTTCTTAAGTTTAGTTATGCCATTTTCAAGTTCGTTATTTATACGCTGGATAGACCCAAATTGTTTTCTATTTTGAGCGTCTACGAGTTCGCCCATTTTTGCTCTTAGTTTTGCAGTTCTTACTCCCTTAAGTTCGAGCATATTTAGTTCATGCTGGAACTTTATTCTTTTTTTCTGCTGTGCAAATCTAGCGTTTATGCTCATAGCTGATGCACCCGTACCAAATTGTTCTAACTGTTTAGCTGTAGCAATTTGCGGTCCAAAAGGAACACTTGTCTGTTGTCTACCCTGAGTTCCGAGATCTAATATTTTAATTCCTCTTGTACTAGGCTTAAGCATCTCCGTGCTTGGTAAACCTAATAAATTATTTGGTCCTACTCCTCTACGCTGATTATCCATAAAGGCAGCAGTCTTTCCAGCCGTTCTAGTTAAACCCGCCTCTGTTTTCTTTAGATTAATTATTTGCTGAAGAGTTTTTACTCGGTTAGTGTCTACACCAGCATTTTTTACATTCTCTTTCAGCTTTCTTTGTTCTAATTCTAGTTCCTTGCCAATAGTTTTATTTATACTTTCTGCTGCTATAAATCTCTGTTGTTGGTTTAAAAATGCACCTTGTCTTAAATCTTTTCTTAGTCTGTCAAGTTTTAACCCTTTAGCCTCAAGATCATTTAGTTGAACTTTTAATCTCTTAGTTATAAAAGCATTTCTAGTTCTTCTGTCATCGTTTTGTAGTCTTTGCTTTTCTATTATCTGTGCTTTACTTTCTATTCTTAAAGGGCTGTTTAAGTTTCTTCTTAGAGTATTTACACGTTTTTCTAACTTTCCAAGCTGATCTATTGCTGGTTTAGTATTTAATTTTATATTTACGCTGTAACTTGAGGCTGCCACTTACACAAAAATTACTAGATAACACAAGTTTAGCGTACTTTGCGTGTCTGGGCTTGTCTTTTTGCTTTTTCGTAGGCTTCTTCTTCTCGTTCAGACTTTATTTGAAAGTAAGCGTTCCATGCGTACAGTTCTTGTGCAGACATTCTTTCCCTTATTTCTCTATGCGTATAGCCTAATTTTTCTGCTATAAAAAATTGTAGATATATAAAATTATCTTTATTCAGTTTCGCTTTTTACGGCATCAGGGCTTTCCTCCTCGCCCATGCCCTGCATTTTAGTCATAATATCTAGCAAAACCGCTAAAGGTATCTCTCTTCTTAGAGATGGTAAGTCTGCTGCTGTAAATAATTTCGCACCTGACTCATCTTCAGCTTTTGTAAGTATAACTTGTAGTGCAAAGTCAAGACTTCCTTCTTCCTGACCTTTGTTCATAGCTATTAGTGTACTGTTTATAGTATCTCTGTCTGCTATCGTAAGAGGCGACCAGAATATTTTTAGAATTAGTTCCTCTCCCTTAAAAATGGAGTAGTTACTGCGTTCTTCGACACTAAAGGCTTGCTTTAGCTTGTCGATTGCTCTTACTGTTGCCATAAAAAATTGTATCTATTCTTGTAGTATAGCTTATTACTAATAATCAACACTAAAACTTATATTTTTAGCTTTAAATGTTTCAGCTAATGCTAACGCTATAGCATCGTTGTACTGCTCAGTCTGCATATAAACTTTGTACCAATCAGGATTTTTACTAGGTGGTGTTATGTCATCAACTATCTGCGAGTGCTCGTAATATGTTATTCCTCCTGCTTCCCCTACAGGTGCAGTAGCTCCTGGATTGTTTACAGCAAATCCAGCGTATTCCGCTTCATTACCTACATACAAATCTTTATCTAAGGGTACTTTTTTGGGTCGTTTTCTCTTTGGTAGTGAACGAGTTACTCTTATTTGATCGTAAACACTGCCTGTATAATCAGGATCTTCCATGACTTCAAGTAATGAAGCATCGTATCCTTCTATATCCCCTTCGCCAATCTGTGCTCTTTTTCTTGATTCCTTAACTGGTTGCACGGGAGTCTCACTTATTTTCCAACTTGTAGCAAAGTGTCCTGTCCACCACGGACCAGATGCTTGTAAGTCTTGCACCATAATTGATGCTATTTTACCTCTTAGTTTTATTGCATCCTGCTCCAGATCAGCAGTAAGTTGTGAGATGTCTCTATTAGGCATTGGCAGTAAAAGTGCAGCTAACTACAGATAGAAAATGACTTTCTCTTTCTGTACTGACAGAAGTTGGTCCAGCTATTTGACCAACACGGGGAGAAGCAGAAAATGTATCTGAATAACCCGATGCGTTTACAGAGATCAATCCATCTATAACAGCTTCAGCTATAGCTGCTCCATCTGCTGTTCCTTTATTTTTGGGAGTCATAACTCCACAGGTTATTGATCCTCCATAATAATCCAGTGCTCCTCCCTGTGGCTGAATTGTTGACTGTGTAAAATCAAGGCTTACCATTACATACTTTTTATTCTTACCTGGAGTTGTAAAGGGCATATTGTCGAACACAACTGTTACTGTGTTGTCAGCAGTTGTTACTGCGTTTTTGATTGCGGTTTCAAATGCTGCTCGTGCGTTTACTAAAGTCATTAGAAAATAACGTCAACTCTGAATAAATATTCCTGACCACCACGCAAAGTTCTTACATCTGTAATCTTTGCAACTCTGGTCGATCCAGAAAATGTAAGAGTAATCTCATCCGATAATAACGGCTGGCTGTCTCCTATGAGATCAGGTGTTATAAAAATTCTAGCTGTGTTTTCTTGAAAACCTGTTTCTTCACTGGATCGTATAAATTCTATAGGAACTTTTATTGTATAGCTTGTATCGCTACTGGTTACTGCACCTGTTGAAGTGTTATACGAAGCAGATAGTTTTCTGGTGTAGATAATTGTTGTGTCTAACGAGTCTCCTAGTTGAGAGACTACCTGTTTGGCTACGTTTTTTAGTATTGAATCTAGTTGTCCTGCCATTATCCTCTAACCACCCTAAGTTGAAAACTTCCTGCTCCACCAAGTACATAAGCTCCTAAGTAACTTTGTAGCCACGGATAAACGTCAAATACATTATTAACAGAACCAGTGCCTTGGCTTTTAGTATTGTATTTAACCTGTATATCTCCTAGTTTTACTTCTTCAAAGTTACCATCAGTTCCAGTACTACCAGTAATTGCATCAGTATCATTTGCCAAAGCATTAGCTAATTCAAACTGTGCGTATTTAATATTCTGTGGAATTAAAGTACAAGCAAGTTCAACTCCATCAACTTGGTAGTTGGTTCGTGGGAACTTTAATGCTTGGTCATCATCACATCTATCTCCGTAATAAACTAAAGTATCAATCCATCTTGTAGCAGATATTAAGGCTCTGTTTTTATTATCATCTGATTTATTATCCCAATTCGTAGAACTAGGAACAGTTTCAAAGTACGTATTAGCTTCAGCTAATGTGACATAGCTATTAGCATTTGCTCCTTTTATTGTTGCGTCTATAGTAGCTGCCACGATTTTTTAGTAATTTATCTGTATTGTAGCGTAAAGAAAAAACCCCACCAATATTTGATGAGGTTTGATGACCACAATTTAATCTTATCTATTAAAGAGTTGTATTATCAAGTGGTGTGTTAACTGTTAACTGAACAATAGGAATTAAGTCAGCATCGTATGTCAATGCCCACTTAGCTTTTGCTCCTAAGTTAGAGTTTGTTGGGTTATCAGAAGCATCATTCCACTTAGTACCCATGAT